CAGGATCTTATACAGGAAGTTATCAATGGGCTGAGGATATTACTACTTGGATAACAGGATCTGAACTAATTTAATATTTATAATATATACAAAAAATGCCAACAGGAAATTTAACATTACGATCAGGATTAGGTAGAAAGTTAACCATTACAGAAATGGATGATAACTTAATTCTATTAAGTGCATCTTTTTCACATAGACAAGATATATTAGATAGTACAGGTTCATATGTTGTATCTCATTCTTTAAATGAAAACTATCCAGTAGTTACTGTATGGGAAACTGGAAGTGAAGGTGCTGCAGTAGTAGTTCCTGAAAGTATTATATCAAATAATGATAATACAGTAACTGTTAATTTTGATGGCAACTTTAATGGACATATTATTGTAAAAGTATAGTTTTTTATAAAAAATCAATATTTATCATAGAACAAACATTCAACCCCTATAACAAAATTAAAACATGAGAATAGATAACCCCCATATTCACGGTGATATTATATTACCAGCTACTTCTAGCGGTCATTTTAGTGGATCCTATGAAGGTGATGGATCACAATTAACAGGTGTTGCACCTCTTCCTGGTAATAACATCAATGTGGTAGGTACTACAGTAAATGTTACTGATGATATTACAATACTGGGAACCATTACTGCAGCTACAGGTACATTTGTATACCAATTATTTGAATCAGCTTCTACAATTATTACTTCTGGATCAAATATATTTGGTGATACATCATATGATAACCAAATCTTTACAGGTTCAATCCTACAAACAGGTAGTATTACTACTAATGGAATTGGAGTTGGAACAGCACCCTCAGGGGTTGTAGGTGCTATCTTAGCAACTAACGATATTGTAGCATTTGCCTCTTCAGATGAACGCTTAAAAGAAAATGTAGCATTAATCGAAAATGCAGTTGAAAAAGTAGAAGCAATTGGTGGATACACATATAACTGGATTCCTATGGAAGGTGTACACGTTTATGGCGATATGAAAGACATAGGTGTAATTGCACAAGAAGTAGAAAAAGTATTACCTGAATTAGTATCGGATCGTGAAAATGGATACAAAGCTGTAAAATATGATAAATTAACAGCAGTACTAATTGAAGCAGTAAAAGAATTATCTGAAAGAGTAAAAGCTCTAGAAGGAAAATAATAATCAAAATAAAAAAATAAAATGGCATTAACAGGATCATTTACAATTTCACAGGATACAGTTGATACTACGATATCATCATCAATAACTTTTATATATAGTCCTACTCATAATAACGCAGAATTAAGAAATACTACGGCAAGTAGCTGGTGGGTTTACCCATCAAGTTCAATTTCTGATGTAAATTATGATGGAAAATATATAATGGTTGAAACAGTTCATGCACGTAGACATCAACTTTCAGGAGGTGTAGATCAATCTTATGATGTACATTTAAATGTATATAATAATAAAGCTGAAAGAGATTCAGATATTACAAATACAATACACAAATTTCAATTAAGCATTGATGATGCTCAAATGGATTTATCAACATCTACTTGGGATGCTGTATATGGTTATATAGCAGGATATAGTGGATCACAAGGAAATTTTACTAATTTAATACAAGACTAATTATGCCAGTACCAAGTTCAGGAGCTTTAAAATTAAGAGGAAACGGTGATGGAACGGGAATTGCTGAAGAAGTAGACGGATCAGTAACCGGAACTAATGTATCTTTAGCCCAAGTATCTATTACAGCAGAATTTTCAGCTCCCCATGGAATGGGAGAATTTTATGGTTACACATCGAATGCTCCAGCATCCAGTGTATATTTACGTGATAATTACGGACAAACTACAAATCCAAACCAATCACCTTGTGGTGGACATACTATTACATGGACTTGTAATGTGAATGATGATGATAAAACAGGTGCTAATTACAAATTCTATAGAAATGGTAGTTTAGTACAAAATGGAACTAGTACTACCTACGCTACTTCAGGAACTAGTACTACTTATGCTATATATTGTAAGTATACAGATGCAGGTGGAATATCAGTAGATTCATCAACATGGAACCAATCATGGGGAGGAAGTCAAATATCTACTTATAGAAGAAATTATGGTTTCCAAAACAATTACTGGTCAAGCTTACACCATGGAGGTCCATTTGGTTCATTTGGTTCTGGTGGTGCTACTTTTGGTGCCTATAATTATGGACCTGCTACAATTCCATCTGGTCAAATCCACGCCTCAATTTCATTTAGTGGTATTTCTCCTTATCCTAATATCCAATATCCAGCCCAAAGATATTTAACAGCAATATCCCCAGGTCAAACAAGACCAGGAGATGCGGGAGTTGGTGTGTATCCTAGTACTACTTATGTAGCTCACGGAGCACGTGAACACCAATCTATTGGTGGTGGAGGATGTTCATATGTTGCAACAGCCAGTACAGGTCAAACTACTATTGGAGCTTGGGACGGTTAAAATTTAATAAATAAAAAAAAAGGGGACGTAATATCGTTCCCTTTCTTTGTTTTCGTATGTAATGTAAATATTTATATTAAATAAAATTCGTTATGGCAATACAACAAACAAAGGTAACAGAGGAGGAATTAAAAGCATTAGAAGACTTTCAACAAAATATTAACGTTATAACATACCAATTAGGGCAGTTAGCGTTAAGGAAGTTAAATCTTGAAAAAGAAGAAGAAAATTTGGAAATACAATATGAACAAATACTTCTACAAGAAAAAGAATTAGGTGATACTTTAAAAGAAAAATATGGTAGCGCTCAAATTGATTTAAAAACAGGTGAGATTATACTGAGTGAATAACGTTTTTAAAATATCCCTACATATTTATCATTGATAAAATAACTAATAAAAATGGCTGAAACATTATTATCCCCAGGAGTATTAACGCGTGAGAATGACCAATCACTAGTTACTCAAGGACCCGTTGTTGCAGGTTTGGCTTTATTAGGCCCAACTGTAAAAGGTCCCGTTAATATACCAACAGTAGTTACTTCATATAGTGACTATAAAAATAAATTTGGTGGCGCATTTGAAAGTGCTAGTATTCGTTATGAGTACTTAACTTCAATCGCAATCAACAACTACTTTCAACAAGGTGGCGAAACAGCAATAGTAACACGTATTGCATCAGGATCATTTGCTCCTGCAACATCAGACGTTAGATCAATTATGCACGCTGATTCATCTTCATTTACTTTAGAAACTATTTCTCAAGGTAAAATCATGAACAACTCAGGTAGTGTATCTACAAGTGGTTCATTAGTAAGTGGATCATCTGATAACGTAAGATATGAAATCGCAAACGTTGATTCAGGAAGTGGTACATTTAACTTATTAATTCGTAGAGGTGACGATAACTCACGAACAAAAACAATATTAGAATCTTGGTCTGATTTATCATTAGATCCAAATTCAGAAAATTATATTGAATCTGTAATTGGTAATCAAGTTAAAAACTTTGATACTGACAGTGATGGTAACCAATTCGTACAAACAACAGGATCTTACATTAACAACAGCCGCTATGTAAGAGTATCTTCAGTTGGATTACCTACATTAAATTACTTAGATAATGAAGGAAACTTCAAATCAGAATTTACATCATCCTTACCTCAAATAGGAAGTGGATCTAATCAAGGTGCCTTCTTAAATGCAACTGGAGATGTATATGGTAATGGTGCTAATGGAAACACTAGATTAAAAATGAATGATGAAATTGATATTTCTTCAATCCAAGGTCTAGAAGCTTCTTATTATACAGCATCATTAGCTTTATTACAAAACACAGACGAATACGATTATGAAATCTTATCTATGCCTGGTGTAACAGTACAAAACGGAGCCGTAGCAGTAGCTACAGCGATTGATACTGTAACAGAAAGAGGAGATGCAATCGCTATCGTAGATACAAGAGATTACGGTTCAACACTTAATCAAACCGTAACTTCCGCACAAACACTTGATTCTAGTTATGCTGCAACATACTGGCCTTGGGTTCAAATGCAATCACTTGAAACTGGTAAACTAATTTGGTCACCAGCATCAACTGCAATCCCAGGAGTATATGCAACAAATGATAGAATCGGAGCTGAATGGTTCGCACCTGCTGGATTTAACAGAGGTGGCGTAGGAGGTGTAATCCAAGCTGAAAGAAAATTATCTCCAGCTGATCGCGATACACTATATCTAGGAAAAGTAAATCCATTAGCAACATTCCCAGGAAACGGAACAGTAGTATTTGGACAGAAAACATTACAAACTAAAGCAACAGCATTAGATAGAGTAAATGTTCGTAGACTATTAATTGAACTAAAACGTACAGTTGGAAACATTGGTAAAACATTGTTATTTGAACAAAATACAGCTGCAACACGTAATAGATTCTTAGCTGCAGTAAATCCATATATGGAATCAATTCAACAACGTCAAGGATTATATTCTTACAGAGTTGTAATGGATGATACTAACAATACAGCTGATGTAATTGATAGAAATCAAATGGTAGGACAAATTTTCCTACAACCAACTAAAACAGCTGAATACATAATCTTAGACTTTAATGTAACTCCAACAGGAGTAGAATTTTAAAAGTTTAAATAGGCAATATTTATAATAAACAAATAATAACATGGCAGTATTAGATCCAAACGAAATAATGTTCACCGCCTTTGAACCCAAAGTGCAAAACAGGTTCATTCTATATGTAGACGGTATTCCCGCTTACTTAATTAAGAATGCTACTGCACCTGGATTCGATGCTGGTGAAATCACCCTAGATCATATTAACGTATACCGTAAAGTAAAAGGTAAAGTACGTTGGAATGATATGACTTTAGGTTTATATGATCCTGTAACCCCATCAGGAGCTCAAGCCGTAATGGAATGGGCAAGACTAGCACACGAAAGTGTAACAGGTCGTGATGGATATTCAGATTTCTACAAGAAAGACTTAACATTAGACATATTAGGTCCTGTAGGAGATATCGTATCAGAATGGGTGATCAAAGGTGCTTATGTTAAAACTGCTAATTTCGGTGAATATGATTGGAGTGCTGATGCAGCAATCAATTTAGATATCACCATTGCAATGGATTATTGCATACTAAATTTCTAAAAAAATACCCCAACCCTCCATACCC